GATTAGCGACAACAATTTGGGGCAAGCCTATCGAGACGAAACGACCGCGACTGACAACGGATCGCGGATCATCTTGGTGCCGCGTGGGGTGGTAATCAATGACTAGGCCAAGCCTTGCGGATTACGGCACACATGACGAGAGCGCATTCCCGCATCTATGGGACGGCGTTGTCGGTGCGTGGTGTCCGTCGCTTGGCCCGACTGGTTTACGATTGCACGATTTTAGCCGCCGGGCTAATTGGGGCACGCTGACGAATATGGACGCGGCTACCGATTGGGTGGTCGATGGCGGTCAGTGTGGATTGGATTTTGACGGCGTCAACGACCGAGTTTTGGTGCCTAATTCATCGGCGTTTGCGATACCAAAAGACATAGCAGTGTCTTTTTGGGTTAATACGGAATCTACAGGGGCAAATGTTGAACTAATTCAAAAAATGGGTGCTGGCGAATCGCGGGTCGCCAGCTCATGGGAGGCTTATCTTAATATAACCGGGACAGTTTGGTTCCGATTGAACGGTACGGAAAACAATTTGATTTCAACTTCAAACTTGCCGTTATCGCAGTGGGTGAATGTAGTTTGTCAAAAAAAGGGTGCAACTATCGCATTGTTCTTCAACGCAGCGGGCGTTGGAACGCTTGGCGGACAGCCGGACATTAACATCTCGACAGGCAGTTTAACGCTCGGTGCTTATCCTGACGGATCGTTCCCGATTAGAGCGCTATTCGATGACATCCGCATCTACGACCGTGCGTTGTCCCAAAATGAATTAACAGAGCTTTATCAAATCGGCCGCGGCGGCACTTACACGCCGAGGCGACGGCGGCGAGCGTATAGCTTTGGGCCAAGCTTTCAAGCCGGTTGGGCACGCGGATCAAATGTTATTCTTCAGCCTTGCGGGGTGAGCTAGTGAAAAAAAATGTAGCAGGGCAAAAGATCGGGGCTCAACTTGTATCGGCTACCGATGGGGCGGCGTTTACAAGCACAGTCACGGTCTACGTTACGAAAGACGCAGGGACGCAAGCGATCGGCACGGTTGGCAGTGGCGTTTGCGCACATGAGGGCAACGGCTATCACACTTATTCACCGAGCCAAGCAGAGACTGACGGCGACCTTATCGCATTTACTTTTGTCGGCAGTGGTGCCGTGCCGGTCACGGTTCAGGTAGCACACGCTAGCGAGGTTTGGGACGTTGACTATTCGCTTCATAAGATTGCGGGCACGTTCGGCAAATTGATGGACATCTTGCGGAAATCCAACACAGTCATCGAAGGCACGATCCTAGCGAGCCCGACGCCAACGACGACGACGTTTAGGATAAGCGGAGCGGATTACCCAGCGGGTGCCTTGGAGCATGCCGTTCTGTGGATGAGCAGCGGGACATCGGCGGAACAAAATAGCCCGATACTCACGACGGTCAATAACGGCGACGGCACGCTAACGATCACGTTGGAAGAGGCACTTGTAACGGCACCGATAGCGGGTGACGTAGTGCTGATCGATCCGACGAGTCATGTTCATGCGATCGTTGATATTGTGTCGGGGGTTTGGTCAGCACTTACGAGCGGGCTAAGTGTTGTCGGGTCGACTGGCAGGGCGTTAGCTAGGCTGATTGGGCTGGTGCAGGATTCGAGCGGTGATCGGTTTACGGCGAAGGCGTTGGAGATGGCACCGAGCAGTGCAGGCGGGGGCGATGCTTCACAAACAACGCTGTTAGCGGTCAAAGCTAAGACGGATTTAATCACAAGCCAAACCGCAAACCAACAGCAGACGCCGGTCAATCAATTGGCAATCACTAGGGGCGATAGTTACACAGGAACAAGCAAGCTAACGCGGGCCGTGACGACGGATTACACGGGCTATGCGGCGACGTTTACGATTCGCCATCGCGTAACGGATGCAGTGCTTTTGTCTGTGGCAGGTGCGGTTGATTCATCGACGCAGCTATCGGTCAGCCTAAGCACTGCGAACACGGCATTTGCTTTGCTGGTTGATCCTACTGAGTTTGGCCCGCATCCGTACGATTTCAGGCTTGTGAGCGGACCGATTGAAAAAACGGAAAGCGGGATCGCGATTATTAGGCGAGACGTTACAAGGGGGTAAGTTGTGGCAAATGTAACACGTTGGCAAGCTACCCCACCCCCCCCCGGTTGTCGCGGGTCCTTCCAGCGGGGTATTCGTATAGTGCGGCAAAAGGCACCGCGTTTTCTCAGTAGATAGTTAGTTCGTATTTCGCACCGATGGGGAGGGGGAAGGTTTGGAAATCGCTACCAAGGCCGACATAAGGCTCGTAGGGCGTGCGATGCGCGAAGATTGGAAAACTACGCCAAAACGAAAAGCGGAGGTTATGGCGGCACTTCTGGACATTGTGCGAACAAAAGATCCAGAACTAACGCTCGAAGTCGCAAAGGTACTAATCAAGGCCGACGAAGCCAACCTAAAGCGGCACGAGCTGGAACTAAAGAAACAGGCAGCGGATGACGCACGACGATTGCAGCTACTTGGAATCCTTAAGTCTCTCCCAGTTGGAGAGCTTGCTAAGATCGCACCCGCGAGCAGCGGCGGCGATTGATGAGCTTGACGCACCGAAAGACGAGCGGGCTGCACAACGCGAACGCATGGCGGCAAAGCGGGCCGCAGAGCGTGACCTACAAATCCCCCTCCCCCAATCAATTGACCGCCGGCTATCCGCCGAACGATCCGCCGAGATTTGGCTAAAGACCTATTTCCCCGACACGTTCTTTCAGCCGTTCACAGCAGACCGTTCGAGGATGATCCAAGCGATTGTCGAAGCCGCTATCTACGGCGGAGACAAGGCAATTGCAGGCCCCCGCGGCGAAGGTAAAACGCGGCTAGCGATGTACGGCGGGCTATACTTAATGGTCACCGGCCTATCGCCCTTCGTGCTCGTAATCGGCAAAAACCAAAAGAAATCAGAGGGTGAGCTAAAGACGATCCGCGAAAGATTGCAGCAATCGGACCTGCTCTTGGCGGACTACCCAGAAATAGCCGTGCCGTTCCGTGCCGTCGGGGCGTGGTCGAGTCGTGCTCGAATGCAGACCGTGAAAGGCCGGCCAACGAATATCGAGATGGCGGTTGATCACTTAATCTTCCCGACAATCAACGTCGACAGATTACCGCCATCATGGCCAACGGAAATAGTGCCGGCATCACGAGGCCAGATTATCGGATCGCTTGGAATTGACGGGCCGATTCGAGGGACCAATTACTACGACCGCCGGCCTACGCTTGCCATCATCGATGACATTGAAGACCGAGAGGCAGCCGCATCAGATCCAATAATCCAAAAGAACGAAGAAGTTATTGAGCAAGACATATCAGGGCTTGGGGCATCGGGCCGTCGAGTGTCGCGGCTAATGCTTTGCACGACTCAGAACCGCAAGTCGATTGCATACAAGTACACGGACCCGAAGCAAAAGCCAAACTTCCGCGGCGAACGATTCCGGACGCTTGTCAAGAAGCCCGACCGCATGGAGTTGGTAGAGCAATACATATCACTGCGAAAGGAGCGATCGTCAGAAGATCCAGACGCCCGAGAGGCTTACCGTTTTTGGCGTGACAACAAAGAAGAAATCGAAGCCGGTGCGATTGTTGGCAACCCGTACAGCTTCGACCAAAGGCTACACGCAGACGGTGAGCCGCTTGAGCTTTCGAGCTTGCAAGCCTACTACAACAAGGTCGCAGACTTCGGTGAAAAGTCAGTCGCTACCGAATGCGACAACGATCCCCCCGCAGAAACCGGACCGATTGGAAACGGCATCACGGCGGAGATTGTTGGAGCTAGGATCAGCGGGCTAGCACGGCGACAACTGCCGGCCAATACGGCCGCACTTGTGGCCGCTATCGACCTGGGCAAGTATCTATGCCATTGGGTCGTGACTGCATGGTGGAAGGGTGCAGGCGGCGTTGTGGTTGATTATGGGCGTGCGGAAGTAATCAACACCGATAGCGGAATGGACAACGAAGCAAGCGAGCCGGAGATATACAAGACGCTCTTGAGGTGGCGGGATGAGTTGTTATCAACCGAGTATACAGACGCAACCGGAACACGGCGGCAAGTAGATTTGGGCTTTGTCGATTCGGGAACGTTTACGAACGCTGCGTACACATTTTGCCGAGAGGTTGGAGGAAAGTTTCACGCAACAAAAGGCATCGGCAACTACAGGCCGAGGCGAACGCCAGGGCCGCAAATGATCATCGGCGAAAGGCTTCACGCTCAATTCTTCCCAGGCCCAAAAGTTTGGCTATACGAACTCGATGCAGACTACTGGAAACAATTCGTCCACGAGCGTTTTTTGACGCCGACATTCGACGAAAACAACATGCTTAGGCGTGGCTCGCTTTCTTTGTATCAACCCGAAGGCAGCAAGAAGCATATAAGCATCTGCCAGCATGTCGCAGCGGAAGAGCTTGTGACAGAGTTTAAGGAAGGCAAAGGAACCAAAACCTTTTGGCTAAAAAACAACCCGAACAATCACTGGCTTGACGCTTTAGCGATGGCATCGGCAGGAACTGAGGTTTTGAGCCTAAAGCTAATCGGGGGAAGCGAGGCGGAGGTGTCTCCAAAGCATGTCGACGCCGATAAGCCAGAGCAGCCGCGACCACAAAAGCCTAAGCCTCACGGACGCTTCCGGTCACGGCCGGGCGGGTGGATACCGCAGAGGCGTTACTAATCTTTTTACTTTTCACCGATGGAGCGTTTGATGAGTCGCAGGAAAAAAGAGGATAAACCAGAGTTGCAAACAATTGAAAAACAACCGAACGCAGAACCGCGGGAGCGATTTACTCCGCGACCCTGCACGGCTTGCCAAGCGATCAGGCCGGCCAATACGAGCTACAGCAAAGTCGTTACTACCCGCGGCAAGATCCGATATTGCAAATGCGGGTTCTGTGGAGAGACTTGGTCACAAACCATATCTTTCGATGCCCGGAATACTAGCCCGATAGTCACTAGGCCGGCTGTCGAATTGCAAAGCGGCAACGATGCTTTACCGTTAAAGCATGTCGCAGACCGCAACGTTACTAGCACAAGTCGAAGCAGCGATCAGCGCCTTACTAACGGGCGGGGCGTCGTCGTATTCAATCGGCAATAGATCGGTAAGTAAACTTGATCTTGCGGCGTTGATGGAACAACGCAATAAGCTAACGCGACAACTCGAACGCGAAAGCGGCAACGGAATAACCCTTGGCAAAATGTCGAGGGTTAGCCGATGATCGCAAACCTGATTGACAGGGCCGTCTCTATTGTCAACCCGCAAGCAGGATTGCGGCGTGCTATTGCTCGCAGGACGCTTGAGCGTGCTTATCAGGGTGCGGAATCAAACCGCATCACGGCCAACAAAAAGCCGAAAAATCAGTCTGCCGATCAAGAGATGCTAGGCCCGTTCGGTGCCGATGCTGCTAGGGCGTGGGCTCGTGCAATGGTCCGCGATAACGCCTACGCTCGCGGCGTTGTGGATACGATTGTAGCTTCGGTTGTCGGTTGTGGCATTCAGGCCCAAAGCGTTTACGAAACGCCAGAGGGTGCAGACCTTGAAGGCATCAATGACACCCGTGACGCAATTTGGCAACAATGGTCCGAAGTGTGCGATTTCAACGGGCTGTTGAGCTTTGAAGAAATTCAGCAGTTAGCTCTTCGCGAAATGGTTGAAGCTGGCGAAGTGCTTATTCGGATCGTTCGCACGCCATCAAAGACACACAAGGGCATCACAAGGCCGATTCCGCTTGCTCTGGAGTTAATCGAAGCGGATCGCATTGCACTAGATCGCGATCAGTATTTAGCAAAGACAGCAAGCCGCAATCGGATTATCCGCGGAATTGAAGTCGATGAGTTTGGCAAGCCGCTTAACTACTTCATTTATCCCGAGCATCCGAATAGCCCATACGCTACGATCCGCGAATCGCAAAGAATTCCGGCCAACGAGATCCTTCATTTATTCCGACGCGAACGGATCGGGCAGACCCGCGGCGTAACGTGGTTCGCGCCGGCGATGCAGTGGATTCGCGACCTTGGCGTCTACGTCGATAACGAATTGCAATCCTCTGCGGTTGCTGCTTGCTTCGCTGCGGCGATCACCACAGAAACGCCGCTTGGCGGTTTAGCAGATCCGGCGGGCGGAGACTCAGTCGACGAAGCGGGGAATAGCCTCGATTATGTTCAGCCCGGTGCTATCTTCCGATTGGCCCCAGGCGAGAAGGTTGAGCAGATCAATCCCGCAAGGCCAAACAGCAACGCCGCACCGTGGATCGAGTTGATCCTGCGCGGAATCGCGGTCGGCACTGGGCTATCCTACGAGGTTGTCGCCCGCGACTACTCAAAAACAAGCTATAGCAGCAGCCGCACAAGCCAACTAGAAGACCGTCGCCGATTTCGCTGCTGGCAGACCTACTTGCGAATGCACCTATGCCAACCAGTATGGGACGCGTTTTGTAATTCCGCCGCTGCCGAAGGCGTCGAAGGATTCCCGACCGCTGTTGAATTGCTTGACAATCGACGCATGGTTTCGCCGGTCGAATGGCAAATGCCGGACTGGGAATGGGTCGACCCGTCAGTAGAGCAATCGACGGCACAGGCTTCGATCGATTCGTTTATGAGCGACTACCGCACCGAACTAGGGGCACGCGGAAAAAACTGGAAGGCTGTTTTCTACCAGCGGAAGAAAGAGGAAGAGCTTCGCAAGTCGCTAGGGCTTTCGACGCCGGCGGAACAGCAGTTGGAAATGGTCGCACTAAACCAGACCGGCCAAGAGCCTCCCGCTGCCGGGTCAGGCGAAATGCAATCGATTGGCAAGCGTAACGCAGACAACGTGCGAAAGCTTATCACGAACGTGCTTGGCGATCTTGTGTCGGGTGCAATCAGCGAAGCAAGGGCGAAGGCCGAGCTTTCGATGCTTGGCGTCAGCGAAGCCAACGCAGCCGCACTAATTGAAGACGCGAAGGACGGAACGATCGACACGCCTGCGGAGGAACTAACCAGTGCCGTATGACGTGAAGAAATCGAAAGAATGCAGCGACTCCAAGCCGTGGGCGGTCGTCAAAGACGATGGCGAGGTGATGGGATGCCACGCCAGCCAGTACGCGGCAAGGCAGCAACAGACCGCACTATACGCCGCCGAGCGAATGGAAAGGCGAGCGGATACGTCTTTGCTTGTGTCGCGGTCAATGATCGTCCGAACTGAGGGGCAGGGATTGCAGGTCGTCACTGCTACCGAAAACCCGGTAATGGTTTTCGATGGCAAACGTGGTGCGATGGTTCCGCAAGTGCTGCAGATGGACGGGATCGAAATGCGATCCGGTCAGACGCAGATCCCGATCGTCGACAGTCACGATCAGAGCACGGTTCGAAATATCTTTGGTTCGCTGCGATCGCTTCGGGTGGTTGGCGACGAACTTGTCGGGACGCCGTTTTTCGCTGCCGATGCGGACTCTCAAGCCGCGGAGCAAAAGCTTCGAGACGGTCATTTAACCGACTTTTCGATTACCGCAATCCCGCGGGAAGTGCTTGAGCTTTCCAACGGGCAATCCTACACGACCCCGCGGGGGACCGTTGTCAATGGACCGGCGGACGTTGTTACGCGATGGACGCCGATTAACGCGAGCCTCGTAGCCACTGGGGCTGACGAGCGATCAACCGTGAGGCGAACCCTCGCAGACAAATTGGAGATCAAAAGAATGGACGAAGTGTTGTTGAAAAAGCTTATGGAAATGGGCTTGCCCGAAGGCATGAGCGATCCTGGACAGATCCTAGCTTGGGTCGTCGGAAAGATGGGATCAAGTCAGCCCGCAGTTGAAGAAATGGAAATGCCAGAGCCTATCGAATCGGCCGATAAGGTCGCGGAAGAAATGGCAGCGGAAGGCGACAAGCCGGCCGAAATGGTCGAGAGCATGAGCGGCGACAAGAAGACCGAACGGTCAATTGACGCTACCGAACAAATCAAGCGAGCCTTGGAAATTGACAAGGCACGACGCAAAGAGATTACCGCCATCTGCACACTTCACGGCATCGAGCGAGCCTACGCCGATGAATTGTGTGATGGCTTCGTTTCGCTGGATGACGCTCGCAAAAGGATTCTCGAACGCATGGCTACCCAACCCGTCGGCCAGTCCGCCGAATCGGCCCGAGTCGTCGGGTCGGAACAAGACCGCTTGGCCGAAGTCATCACCGGCGGTCTAGTACTACGATCGTTCCAAGCCGCTGGCATTCGCCGCACCAAACCGGAGGTGGCGGAAGGATCGCAAGAGTTTTCCCGGCTGCCACTGTGGCGAATGGGCGAAGCAATCTTACGCAGTGCTGGCGTCAAGACCGACCGCATGAGCCCGAAGGACATCGCGCAAGCGTTGTTGCACAACAGCGGGGTCCAGCGTCGATTCGGCATCGAGCGATCGGCTTACCATACGACCGGCACGTTCTCGAACTTGCTGCTTGACGCGTCTAACAAAACGCTGCTTGCGGCATACGAAGAAACGCCGGCAACGTGGAGCGTTTGGGCACGTCAAGGTGCCTCGGTTTCGGACTTCAAGAACATCAATCGAATCCGGTTCAGTGAAGCCCCTAACCCTGAGCAGGTTCCTGAGCGACACACTTACCCAGAGGCGGTGATGAGCGACGCAAAGGAAAGCTACAGGGTCGAGAAATACGGCCAAAGCTTCACCGTATCATGGGAGACGATCGTTAACGACGACCTCGACGCGTTGGCCCGCGTGCCGGCAATGCACGGTGCGGCGATGCGGCGGAAGGTTAACGCCGCAGTCTACGGCGTG